GCGAAAATTACCCGATCCAGAGCCAACTCTTGAATCCGAGCTCTTTGCTTTCGCGGAAGAGCTCCCTAGATTACTAGGCCTAATACCATGTCCTCCAGATACTGACGTCTCAATTGATGCTATGTTGACACCTGAGAATACTCCAACATATACTCAAGCTAGGCGAGACGAGATCAGAAATGTATTTTATAGATACGGACTGGCATTAGACGAGAAGAGAACAAAAGTTAAAAGTTTCGTAAAGGACGAAACTTACGAGGAGATTGATAAATGGTTCAGAACAATCAATGGAAGAGAGGATTTCTTTAAAGCCTATGTAGGCAGGTATACTAAACCTATGGAGAAATCTGTATTTAAGCAGCTGAAAAGATATTTTATTAAGACAATTCCTGTCGCAGACAGGCCGCGTTACATAATGGAAAGATTATGTAAACCCGGGGCTAAATATCTTTGCACAGATTACACTGCTTTCGAGTCACATTTTACTGCTAAAGTGATGAGATCTATTGAATTTGTAATGTATCGTTACATGCTCCAGTATGTTCCTGGTGCTAAACAAGTTTTAGACGATATGGAGAAATATTTGTGTGATGTACCGAACAAGTGTTTATTCAAACATTTTACAGCTATCATACCTGGCACTAGGATGTCAGGAGAGATGGTTACTTCTATAGGAAACGGATGGACAAATTTATGTCTTATGATGTTTGCTGCAAAGAAGTTCGGAACAACCGTGGATGGTGTTGTGGAAGGGGATGACGGTCTCTTTGTCTTTAATGACAATAGAGTTCCTGATAAGGCCTTTTTTGACACACTCGGTTGGAACGTTAAAATGGTTGAGGTGTCGGACATATCGAAAGCCGGGTTTTGTGGATGTTATTTTGCTCCACAAGACTGTATCGTGGTTACTAATCCTATCAGCACCCTTCTATCCTTTGGATGGTCCAAAACCCCTTATGTGAATTCGCAAGAGAAACGTTTGTTAGAACTTTTGAGAGCCAAGAGTCTTTCTTTTGCGTATCAGTTCAAGGGCTGTCCGATTGTGCAATCTCTGGCCCATTATGGTATGAGAGTGACCAAGCATATTGACCTTCGTAGATTTTTACAGAAGGCCAATAATACGTTTTTCTCGTTGTGGGAAAAAGAGCGTTTGTTACAGGCATTGTCTTCGAAAATTGAAAAACTGGATGTAATCCCTATGGACACAAGGCTTCTTGTCCAAGATTTATGGGGAATCCCAGTTGAAGTTCAACGTACTATTGAGGAGTACTTAGACAACCTAACAGAGCTTAAGCCATTGTCACACCCAATGCTTGATCCTTTTATACCTAATGATTATAAAACCTATTGGAGTTTGTATGTTACACCTGAGAATCTCAGACCACCACGTGACTTGGTGAAATACAACTACCAATTGGATAAGTATGCAGAAAGAATTCTATTTAGTAAAGAAGCAAGACATCGAGGCGTTGATGCTTATCTATTGTCTGCTGCTGTGGGAC